GAAGGCTGCTGGGATTTTAGGCGCAGAACTGCCATCAGCAATGGTTACCCCAAAGGCTGAGGTGCCGTTGGTATCAGGGTCGGTGTTAAGCAGATAGATGTCTGCCCAGAATCCATCAGAAACCAGTGTCATTCCGCGAGGGTCATCACAAGCAGGGCGCCATTTGAGATCATAGAAGCTGTACTCGTTAATCTGGTTGGTGCTGTTGCCGCCGCTGGTGCCAGTCGCATTCCCACCCGGTGCATAGTGAAAGCCACCCACACGCCGACCATTAGCCGTCGGAGGCGTGGTGAAGCTGGCATCCGCTTCGAGCGTACCGTCAGGGGCAACCCAGATCGCGTAATCAGTGCCAGCGGATAGCGTCGGCATGGATATGCTGGTGCCGGAGGCGATGTTCACGACGGAGCCGTTGACTTCAATTGTCAGCGCGGTTTGGGTTTCAGCCGTACCGTTGCCAGTTTTCGTCCACGCGACCTGTTGGGTGTCGGCTTTGGCGAAAAAGCCCGCAGATGATGTGGTTGCGAAAAACAAGCTGCCAGCACCGTCGGTTGTCAAAACCTGATCAGCCGAGCCATCCGCTACGGGGAAGGAATAGTTTTGGAATGAAACCTGGCCAGAATCCGAAACGGCGAACCTGGTTGTGCCATCGTCCGTTTTGATTGATACGCCTGCCGCGTCGACCGCCTGAACGACTGCAGAGCGCACTTCCCATTCATCGTTGGCCTGGTCGAATGCCGCCAAGGTAATCCAGGCGTCATCATCCCCGTTGCGCATCTTGAGCAGATCGTTGGCGGTGTCATACCAGAACTGGTAAGCAAAAGTAGTAGACGGCGCCGTCGCCCCGCTGCTGTTGCTGGCGAGCGCCCCAAGCCCACTGTTCAGGTCGGCGCGAAAAGACGGGAAGCCCTGGTTTGCGATGTTGAAGTCATGCTGACTCATGTTGTTACCTCTTTGCCATATCCTGCGGCAGTATAGTCAAATGTCCGACTGACTGCTGTTCCGCTTGAGTCTTTGAAGGTGATTGTAAACCCGGTTCGAGACTTGCTGGTAATTTCGTAGAAATCCCCGGTCTGCAAATCCTGGGCTCCGATGCCGATTGCCGGAGTGTCTTTGAATGCGGTTGGGAATGTAACCGACTTAGCCCCCGCGCCCGACACGATATCGAACTCGCGCTCAATTCGATCAGGCATATCCACTGCCACGGTCAATTCAGAAACCGCTGGTGTTGCCTGGTCATCTTTGGTGCTAAGCCTTGCTCGGTACTCCAGCGCCCTAGCCCGAAAATCGCCCACAACAAATGTCTGCCAATCTGACCACGTTGGGCTGGCGGCAGGATCGTCATTCGTTGTCCTAACTTGCAGTTCCACATCGACATCATCAAACGCATTCGGGTCGCCATCGAAAAGTCCTGGGCGGCTGTCGAACAGGCCGGGCACTGTGTCGAAAAGCGTGCTGTAATCCAAGCGGGTTGTTTTGACGTTGGCTGTTACTCGAGAAAGGAACACCTGGCCCAAATCAGTCCTGGTGCCGAAGTAATAAAAACCCTCGGCATCGACATTGCCTTCGCCCGCATCAAACAACCCCTTAGCGTCATCAAAGTCGCCGGACACGCTATCGAAATTGATAGACGTATCTAGTACCAAGCGATCCTGCGCATCCAGCTCAACGACGTCATCGAAAGAGCCGGGAAAGTCCGGATGCTCCTCAATCGTCTGCACGACGTTTAAGTTCTCAATGGCCTCGATGTTTGACTGCAGCCGGATGGTTGCAGGATTCGTCGACGCCAAGCCCAGCTTATCCACGGCTTTGACGAAATACGTGCCGTTCCGCGCGGGCACCAAGACTGATGTTGCTGGCCGAGCGACCTTGGGAACCAGGCTGATGGCATTCTGGTATTCGTTGCCGTCGTCGTCGCTAGCAAACCGGATGCGGTAATGGGAAAGATCAAGATCAGGCACCGCGTTCCAAGTCAGCAGATACTGGTTCCCGATCACGTTGCCAGTCAGGCCGGTGACGTCAGAAGGCGGCGCAGTCTTGCCGACCACCTGGTGATCGACCGTCGTGTAGGGGGAGCTCACGCCCAGCGAGTTAATCACTCGAGCGCGAACCTCGTAGACGGCATTATCTTCGACGTTGACGAGCTCAAAGCGATCTCCGCCAGCTTGGCCTAGGTTGATGAACTCCGTTGTGCCTTCTTTGCGCGCCTGAACCTCAAATCGCTCCGCAAACGAATCGCCAGTGTCTAGGTCGACGAGCAAAACCGTGATGGCTTCCTCGTTAAAGGACTGCAGCTCGTCGGACACTGAAACGGATGGCGCAGCGACATCAAGCGGATTGGGCAGATTTGACTGCGCAGAAGCTGGTTGCTCGGCGTCGTTGACCCAAGGATAGACTGAGGCCGTGTGCTCGCGGGCGGAAATGTTTACCGTCCCGTCAAAGTTGATGCTCATGCGCGTCACACGGAACTCTTTGCCCTCCCAGCCTGGGGTAGGGTGGGTAACAGTCACAACGTCGCCCACAGCGCATTCCATGGCCTCTGACGTGGCCTTAAAGTCGATGGATATGCCGTTGCGCCGGGATGACAGGCAAAGCGTCTTTGCGATGTTCCGCGCCTGGTAGAAGTTGGTCACGCTGGGCAGGTCAATCTGCTTCTCCAGCACGACACCGTTGTCCTCGGCGAGGAAGTCCGCAGATTGCTGAGAGTCCGGCTCAGGCCAAGTCACCGAGTCCGCCTGCCAGTTGCTGTCAGGGTTCACAAACTTGGCTACGACGCGGTTGAACCGCTTTTTCTTGTTAGGGCCGGAGAAGTTGATGCCTTCGATAATGTTTTCGATTGTGAAATCGAACGTGCTGTCGTAGTCGTCCTCGATGATAAGGCGGTACTTGCCGTTCTGGTAAGGCATCAACCCCTGCATGGCCCCGAGTATCTGCGAGACGTTGTTGAACAGCGTCTGGTCGGTGTTGATCGTTCCGTTGATCTCGAACTTGTTGACGAACTCGCCGCTGCCCTCGACTGTCTCGACCTGCTCCTCGCATGAGTCAGCAGCCGAACTAAAAGCCACGTCGTCAATAAGACTGGAAGCAAGTCCTTTGCCGTACCTCGGATCGGTGAGGTAATCGCGCAGCGCCAAGGCCGGGTTTGTTGAATACCCAGTAGTTCCGGTGCGCGGGTCGAACAATCGCTTGCCTTTCACAACCGCGTTAATGGTCGGCAGCGAGCTGAACACGTCCTGGTTAAACTCCAGCCGAACGGCCAGATAAGCCACTCCACGGAGACGGTCTGTAGCGCTCCAAGATGGCGCCTCGAGCAAGATATCCGACGCCACCTGGTCGTCCGTGCCGGTTTTCGCCTCAAACGTGACGTATGGCTCGTACTTCGAGCCAGCCAAAGGCTCATCATCGATGTTGAGGTCGGTGATGGATTCGACCTCACCCTCACACAGCGCAATGCACAGGTACAGAAACTTGTTGTTGCTGCCCGAGGTTTCAGTAAACACGCGGGTTCCACCAACGCGGCGTTCGCCGTAAATGACCGGCAACGGGGCAATGTTTGACTGCTGATTGACCAGGACGTTTTGCGCTTGCGTTCCAACGTCAGGAACTTCGGGTATATCGACAACCCATGAGACGACCTCGCCAACAACATCGACGGCCGTATCGACGACGTCACCAGCGAAGTCGACAACGCTATCGACAGCGCCAGTTACGGCATCGGCTGCACTGGAGAACGCATCGCCGACACTGTCTACAACGCTACTCATTTACTCTACCTCGACCTGCATAAGCGTTTGCACCGTCTTGGCGCCAAACTTACGCGCAAAAGCCTTTGGGTTTCTGCGAGTGTAAAACATGTATGAACCTACGCCACGATCTTTTGCCAGCTGGCGGAAAAAAGCATCCCAGTATTTGCCATCACCATAAACTTGAATCACATGTATGCAGTCTGGCTTGGCGACCCACGACGCAAAGCCGTGCTCGTTCTCAATGTACCCATTCCCATCAATGTATTTGTCGCCAGAGCGCCGCATGTAATCAAGCTGAGCGTCAGTTGGCATTATGCTTTGCCCCATTTGATGTCCTTCACTGATTCGGCAGCAAACCGGAAACCCGTATCATTGGGGAAGAAATACTGTTGCGAGTTGTTGTTGGTAAACCGCCCAGCTTTGCGCTCAAAGTCGGCCCAATGGCTCGCGCACGAAACAGAAATGGTCGACGAGCTCCGGTTTTCGGTGATTCCGTATCCGGTTATGTCCCCATCAAACGTGGCAATCGGATCGCCAATGATCTGTCCAGCTTGGTTAAGCAAAGCATTCCAGATTCGCACCCTGCGGTTCAGGTAGTCGATATTCAAAAACATGGACACGAAAGCCTGGTCAACGGACGATAGGCTGATCTTCAACGAACCGACCCGCAGTTCTTCGGTCTCCTGTACATCCTGAATGCTCAGCAAGTGACCGGCAGGCAAAAAGGTCTGGCCGTCATACTGCACAGGATGGAAGTTGTCTGTAATCCTAGTGATGCTATCGAAGTCGATTTGCACCAAATGGCACAGCCTAATCTCGTCCGACTGGAGCGCAGATATTGTTGACGGGTTAATCGTGCGAGGCATCAGATCACCTCGACCATGTCGACCTGGTATTCATACTGCTCGCTGGCGTTCAGATCGTATTCCTGAACATCATTATCTAGCCGCATGGTGAACGTGACGCCGTTGTAGATCATTTCCTCGTCATCGGCCACGTCTGTCACTAGCGCCGGCTCAATCGAGATGTTCCCAGGTCCGCTGCGATCCTCGGTCACCATGTAAACCTTGCCATGATTGAACTTTACGAAGTCGCCCGCCTTGATCGAACCCGTGAATCCATCAACAGGCACGGAGGTTTCGCCGGCTGGCGTTGTGCCATTTACGCGAGCCGTGCCAGTCGCGTCTCCCGACGTAGACCCGATCACTGGCGGCACGATGCCAAAAGAACCAAGCCGACCTTGCTGACTGGTGACGAATGCAAACACGGGCTGGAACTCCTGCCGAGTCATCCGGTTATACCTAGCCGTGAACGCCCACCGCTGACCGCCAAGTGCCCGCACCTGAACGCGCCCCGAAACGGTCTCGGAGAATAGGTTGTTGTGGCGCGATGACACATTGATGGCCTGGAACTCAGGATCTGATGGATACGTGCCGCTCATACGACTGCCCGCCTCCCGCGATCATTGGATGCCGAGTTGATCATGCTGATGATCTGGCCGCGACGGGACTGCAGCAGCTGATCAAACCCGCGAGCATCCACGGTGTTGATGTTGAAAGTCACATTGGTTGTCTGGCTCGCGCCCTGGCCGTCCTCGGCACGGCGCAGTGCCTCGTTCGGAATGACCCGCCCGTTACTCGAGCCCATAGTCAAAACTTCCGGCCCGCGCTCCCCAACGACGTATGATTCGCCAGCCCGCGTCTGCCCGCCAACCGCACGACCGCTGTAGCTCTGCGAGCGAATCTGCGATACCTGCGCCAAGCCAGCAGCAACAACGCCTGCAGCGGCGATGTAGTTAAACGGCGGCGGGTAGGTCGCCAGCGCCTTTGTGGCGCCGGTGTAGGTGTTCATGATTGCCTGAGCGATGTTGAACGCCTTGGCCGCCTTAAACGCGTCCTCGTTGATCTTTCCTAGCTGGTTAAGGGAGTCTCCAACGATGCCTACCTTGGCTTGCATCGTGTCCTGCTCCAGCTTGCGAGATGCCTCCTGATACTGGCGCTCGCTGATTAGGTCATCCTGGCGGAAGCGCTCAAGCTGCTCGCGGCGACGTTGCAGGCTCTGCAGTTCGTTTTCCTCGCGCCCCAACAGCCCCTGTTGCTGCAGTTCGCTTACCGCTTCTTGGCGCTCGCGCTCACGCTCCAAGCGTTCCTGCTCACGCTGGCGCCGTTCTTCCTCCGCCTGACGCTCTGCCTCAAGCTGCTCACGGCGAGCCTGCGCTTCTTCCTCCCGCTGTTCCTTTAACGCCTGCTGCTCCGCCTCGTACTGTCGGATGCGTTCTGCAGCCACGCGAACTTGAAGCATCTGCGCATCGGTCAAGTCCATCTGAGCTGCCTTGTACAGCAGCGCCTCGCTTCGCGTCATGCCTAGCGTGTCAGCCTGCTCGCGCAAACGATCAACGAATCGCTGACCAGCCGAGGTCGCGTCGTCTGTTTCATCGGCGACGCCGGAAATCGAGTCGCGGGCTGATTCCAGCGCTTCTTCGCTAGATTCAATCTCGCGCTGCAGTTCACCGAACTCAACGGCCAGATCATCAACTCGATCCCGCTCGCGTTGCGCAGCAATGGCGCGGCCAGCAAGCGAGAACCGATCGGCCGCAGCCTCGGCCTCATCAATCTGACGCTGCAGCTTGTTCAGTTCCTCACGCTGACTGGCAATGCGCTGCTCGGTATCGCGGATGAAGATTTGCTGCTCTCGCTGCGTCAGCTCGTCAAACTTATCGATTGACTCCTCGATTTCATCACGAAAGTCGGCAAGCGCGTCGCTGCCGTTGAATAAGCTGGCGATCAAGGGGCCAGCAATCGCGGACGCCAAACCGGCGACGGCGCCGACCAGCGGGACGCCCAGGACAAAACCCAAGTCAGCGGCCTGCTGCGAAAGCGCCACCATCGGGTTGGTGCCCGCCTGAACCTGGCCGACAAGCTGCTGAATCTGGATTCCCGCCTGGCCGGCGTTGCGCCCCATTCCGCCAAAGCTTCGGCCTGCTGCCGAAGCGGAGGTCGATATGTTTTTGACCGACTTCTGGGTGCGAGTGCCGGCGCGTGCGACCGAATTGAGACGCTTCTCTGCAGCGACCAGGGAATCGGTCTCTGCAACGAATGTCAGTGTTGCGTATTCAGTGGCCATACCGGTTTCGCGTCCTTATATTTGGCAAGCTGCATGATGGCTTCAACTTCCCATGGGTCTAGCTGATAGCCTGTCACTCGCATGTACGCCTCAATCTCGGAATAAGTGTACTCCTTGAGATTAACGAACGCTTCCCAAGCATCGGAATGGTCGCCGGAAAGTGTCGGCCCATTCTTGAGCTCCGCAGGTGTTTTCCCCGTGCTCTTTTCCACCTGCCTTAGCGAATCTAACCGGCTGACCTTTGACCCGTCGGGGCAGTCGTTGATCCAAAAGCACCAACGACCGAAAGTCACGAAGTCATCGATCAGCCGTTGGTAAAAACCGCCCGATCTTCTATGAACTGGAGCAGCTGCAGCGTTACTTCCGGGGCGTCCGTATACAGCTGGATCGCGTTTTCACGGCTGAACTCATAGTCCTCGCCGTTTACCGTGATGCCACGCCATCCAAGCGTGCAATCCGCCAGCAACTCAACGTCCATCCGATCCGTGTCCAGATCGTCAATGTCGATCTCGTTTTTGCGGGCCTCAATGAACTCCCGCATCTGACGTTTCTTGGCCTTGCGGTATGCCCGCGAGTCCTGTCCCTGGATCGTGATATAGACGTCAGTGTCTTTCCCGTTTGCCTTGATCCGGCATTCTGCGCCCGCCTCATGGCTAGGCGCAGTCGACAGCTTCTCAAGTTCCATATATCCCCCGTTTTCGTCTTAGGCTGCGTCAGTGCGCGTGATGACCAGCTGCGACCCGTCAGCGTCGTTGTATAGCGCCACAAAGTCCATGGAGATCGTCACCGCGCCTTCGCCAGAAACGTCCGGCTGCCCCGTGTTGTACTTCACGCGAGGGATGTCGAACTGGTAGTCGTTGCCATCAACGTCCGTCAAAGTCAGGACGATCTCGGACTCGGCCTCGTTAAGGAACTTCTCGTACAGCGCTTTGCTGTCGAAGTAAGTCGTCAGCGAGCCAGTGACTCGGCTCTTGCCGATCGAAGGGCGATTGGTCGTGTCCGAACCAACGGAGAACAGCGGCTCAATTCCATTCTCGATCGTGAACTCAATGGCCGTCACGGTCGCAATACTGCTGCCGCCCTCGGTGATTGAACCGGTGAACGAGTCAAACGGCGTGTTGCCGACATCGGACGAGTAAGTCGACCCGGACACCTCGGCGGTATCGACCGAAAGGTCTTTGCCGACAATGGAGAACGTCGCGGTTGCCATCTGGTTAGGCGCAACCGACACGGCCATGCTGTTGAACTCGCAGCCCGTGTGGCGATGATACTCGGGCGTGGCCAGATCATTGAACTCACGCTCCAGCGTGAACGACCGACGAGTCGTGCCGGACTTGAGGGTATCCGTGTCCCAGCTGCCGCACATGACCGCTTCGAGCAGATCGTCAAATGCCTCGTATTCGAGCTCGCAAGAAATGTCACCGCCAATGGTCTTGTTGCCATGGCGGAAGTCCTCGATCTGGCGGTCACCGCGCAGCTTCTCCGACTCGACGGCATCCTTGCTCATGTTCAGCGTCGTGCCAGTGTGCGGGATCGGCTTCCAGGTCGGAGTAGCCGGCGTGGTGCCGTATGTCGTTTCGGCGACGTAATGCAGCTGATGTTGTGCGCCGTTTGCGATAGCCATTGTTTGTTACCTCGCGTCTGTATATGTCTGGAATGCGATTGAGATAGGCACTACAAAAAATGCTCCATCCCGCAAAGCGGACGCAATCGAAACCGAGCGAATCCGCACGTTCGTGCCATTATAGGATAAAACCGTGCCGCGCTTGAAATGATCGGCCACCTGGTCAGGAATCTGGGAGCGGCCCGTTTCGGCCGGATAAACAACCTCGACCTGATAGATTCCCGTCGTGTCGTCCAGCCCGTCAGCGCCAAGCCCCACCTGCACCGTATCGGCCGGGAGAAACTGTGGGCGCAAATAAGTGGCACCAGCCTGCGGCTCGAATGCGATGTTCGGCCAAGCAATCTGGAATCCGCCAGGCATGGCGTCCAAGCGGTTATCGAAAGCGGCCTGAATGTCATTGAAGAATGTCGCCATCACCGCCTCGCGATTGCAGCTCGTACGCGCTCAACATTAACCCGCAGCATACCGCTCGGCGCCTGGTCTGAATGCCCCTGGAACTCAATGCGAGCCGCATACGGCAGATTGTTGGTAAAATAGAACGTCTCGCCGAGCTCTAGATTGGCGATAGCGCTATTCGCACGACGGATCGCGCCGGCGCCCGTCTTATCAACTCCAGACAGCTCGCCGCGCAACGGCGATCCAATGCTTGACTGCCAGTTGTTGCGCAAACGCCCGGTGTCGACTGGAGTCTCCTTGATGACCCGGCTGGTCAGCGAAAACAATGTGCCCCTGACCTGCTCCTCGGCAAATCCTTTCAGGTTCAGCGTGGCGCGGTTCAGTTGCTTGCTGATACTCATTTGCGCACCTGCAAAGTGACCGAAACTATTGTCGCTGATGGCCGCGATTCGGAAACATTTACGACACGATAGGTCTCGCTGTCGATTGTTACTTTGTCCCCGACCTCATAGTCGCCTGCCTCAGCCAGGACGCGGCGGTCGCCTTCCTGGATGGTCTGCTCGGCACGTTCGGCATCGCTGTAGTCAAACACGCAGCAGTATCGGCTGAACGTCGACGTCGACGTGCTCGGCTGGCCCGTGTCCGGGTCGCATGCCCCCTGAGTCGTTCTGGTAAACGTCAGCTGCTCGCCGAAGCGCTCCAAAAGCTGGCTGGCGGTTGACCGGATGCGATCATAGTTGAACGCCATGTCAGACCCTCGTCACAAGCCCTGCTGGCGCGGCAATGCGGTTCATCGCAAAGGTAAGCGCCGGGGTTGTCACGCGATTGTTGCTGTTCTGCGCGTACTCGACCGAAATGTCGCCCACCTTCTCGCGGATCGTCCGGCGATCTTCGTTGTTCAATTCGCTGTTGCCGTCGAGCTCGACCTTTGTGGCCTCATACAGCGCCGTGTTGACCTCTTTGGGGATTTCCGTTGCATCCGCATAGTATCCGTCGATCAACGCTTCTGTGCGCGGCCACTGGAGCGGCTGATTCTCGTTGGCCTTGTTGCCGATGAAAAACTGGCGCTCGAACCAGTCCATCGCCCGATAGATCGCCTGCTCGACGGCCTGATCGGTGCCGTATGAAATACCACGCTCGTCAGCCCAATCCTTGAACTCGTCCACGGTGATGTAGGAGTTGGCGTTCGGGACAACCGACCCATCCTCAATGATCAGCGCCATCACTTGACCTCTTGGTAGCCGCCTTTGCGGTAGTTCTCAACCTCAAGCGGGTGAACGTCAGCATGTAAATCCAGGAATGAATTGTACATCTTGACGGTCGTCTGCTTTGGCTTTCGAGTCGTTGTGCGAGTTGTCTTGGGTGTGCTGGTTTTTGCTGGCATTGCCGTTCCCCTGCAAGAGGAAGGGGGCGACCGGAGCCGCCCCCATTCCGATTAGCCCAGAAGCAGAGCGATGTAGTCCGGCTTCCAAGCCTTGACGCCCCAGGAGGCGGCCACTTCGATCATCGTCTTGCGATAACCCTTGTAGACGCGAACCTCGAAGGTCAGGCCGGAATACGGATCAACAACCGTCATGGCATCGTCGGCCGAGTCACCACCCTCCGGGACGGCAGGAGCGCGCATGGCGATCTCAAGCGCCGCCCGATGGAAGGCCACGTTGGCGGTGTAGTTACCAGCAAGCGAGACGTCAACGCCATCAGCGAGCGTCTGGCGGAGGCCAGTGTCGTTGATGGAGAAGCTGCCACCGCTAAGCGGGGAACCGACCACGTACTTGTTGGTGTCGCCCGCGAAGGTCACCACGTCACCTGCCAGGATCGTGCCGCTGCCAGTGTCGACCGCGATGTCGTTCGCGCCGATGGCGAGCGTGGAAGCCAGGTTGGTGTCGTAGTTGGCGCCGGTGCCGGCAGTGTGAGCATGAACCTGAGCCGACTCCTTGATCATCAGACCCTGGAGGTCGAGCAGCGTGCCCTGGCGGAGCAGGTCACCGCCGCCGGCCTCGTTCACCTTCTGCAGCTGCGCAAGCTGGCGGAGGTTGGTGCCAGCAACAGTGTTGCAGACCAGCGAAGCCTGGCCATCATTCGGGGGCATGCCGTTGTCCACCAGAATCTGGCGAACCTCAGCCATCTCGGAGAAGTCCGAACCGAAAGGCGTGGTGCCAGCGGTGCCGAACGCGCGCGAGGCATTGGTGTAAGCCTCCTGACCCAGATCGGTTTCCATCTCGTTGACCAGCGACCGCATGGCCTGCTTGATCTGGTCACCGTAGACGGTCTCGAAGCCGATTCCGTTGTTGAGGCTCAGGATGTCCTCGCCGGTGTACGGAATCTGAACCGCCCGAGCGTTGTTGATGGTCAGCACCTTGTTGTCGACCGTCTGGTCGGTGCCCTCGGGAACCGTCATGCTCTCGGACACGTCAACGGCCGATGCCTCACGGGTAAACGAGGCGCGAACCACGTCGCCCTTCGCCGCACGCTCGGAACCGTTCGCGTTGATGGTTGCGGAAGGAACGAAGCCGACAAGCTCCCGTCCCACTACGTCAGCTGCCTTGTAGATGTCGGCAGCAAGATCAGTCAGCACATTAGCCATTTTTTGCTCCTAAATGTGTCTTGCGTTTAATCGACTAATTTCCCGCCTGACTTCATGAACTCCGCCTTTTTGGCCGGGTTCATCTGCTCGAAGTCATCGCGTGACATTTCTCTTGCGCCCACATCGGCCCCGCCTTGTGAACGTGCGGCCCCGCCGCCTTGTGCCTGTGATCCGTCCACCAGGAACGGATACGACTGCTTTATATTAGCACTCAAATCATCCAGCGTGCTAACGGTCAACTGGCCCGACTCGTCGACGACTTTCACCTCGCCATCGACCAGCTGCAACCGCTGGCTGATTTCCTTTTCTAGCAACTGCGCACGAGCAGTATCCTTGGTAAGCGATGATGCCAAACGGCTTGCCTCGCCCTGAATCTTCTGCTGCGCGACAGCCTGATTCATTTGCTCGATGGTGGAACGAAGTTGGCTCGCTTCTTCTTTTTGCGATTCATAGAGCTCTTTGAATTGCCCGTTTTCCGCAGCAATCCGCTCTCTTTCAGCTTTTGCCTCGGCATCAATCTTCTCCTTTTCCTGCTGTGCTCGGCGCTTCTCAGCAAGCAACTCCTCGTTCTTGGCTTTGAGGCCTTGGACATGCTCGTCGATCTGCGCCTGCGTAAACTCCTGCAGCTTTTCCTGCAGCTGACCCTTCACATCGTCGGGAATCTCTAAGTCTTTCAGAAAGTCCATTTGCATTGCCTCTGGTTTTTGCAAATTGCGCCTCGGGCGCGTTACAAGTCTAATCCCTCAAACGCGAGGGGCTCCATCTGGCGCAATTCGTCGAGCGTCAGGGTGCGCCCCTGATCGTCTACGAATCGGCCAATATCCAAACGCCGCTCGCGGAATAATTTGCCACGGGCAGCGCCCAGAATCTCGTCCTGGAAAGACGCCGGCTGACGCCGTAACCAGCTTTCATACGTCGTGTCCGCCGCGACCTGCGTCGTGCCTTTCGCACCTTTGGCCGGCCTTTTTCCTGTCACATCGGACGCCAGATCAAACTCAGGTTTGACCGATGGAATGATAGTAGATCGGCAACTGAAATGCGCGGGCGGCTTGGGGCTTGTCTGCGGATTATCGCCAAACGGGTAAATCTCACCATCGCGGCTCATGCAGATCAGCGAAGTGCGACTATCTAGCGTGGCAACCCATTCGTACCCTTCAAACAACTCCTCATTCTCACGCAGCGTCAGATCACGCGCCTGCACTGAAACGTGGTTGGTAATGGTTCGCACCAGCGACCGCGACTGATTTTTTTGCAGCCGCTCGAAGTCGCTGACGTTTCTCCTGATCTGCTCGTTGGTATCGCCGATGGCCACGCCGTCGCGTATGGCCTGGACAATCTGCTGGGCTTTTTTCTCGCCAAATACCGAAAGCGCATCGCTGATGCGGTAGCCTTGTGTCGGCTCCAAGTCCATGACCGAGGTAAATATCGCGGACTGCAGCTGCGTCACATTCGGGGCGGCGGCAGTCGCCTGGACGTTGTTGTTAATCATCCGCTCGGTGAAACCAGCTTCGTATTCGACAAAGTCGCGCATCTCGCTGATCACGGACTCACTCATTTCCTCAAACAAGCCAGTCGAATACAGCCGGAGATCGGCGATCAATGATTGCAGTCGCGCTTGCGTCAGCGCAGTCACGTCCTCGGACAGCCGACGATTCGCTTCGCGGATCAACCGCTCAATAAACTCCGCAGCTTCCTGCTCCCGCCCAGCGGCGTAACGCTGGACGAATATCTGGTGCCTGGTGGCCGCGTCAATCAAGCCAGCGTTAGACGACATTCACCACTTCACCTTGTCCGACCAGTAGGCGGCCGACATCTTTCCTTTGGCAATGTTCTTTGCGTGCCGCGCCTTGAACGAGCGCCGGCGGGCTTTGTCCGCCTCGCTTTCGCCTTTTCGCGGCGGCGAGCCCTTCACGCCCTGCTGGCCAAAGCGAATCAGCCTAACCTCATCACCTTTTTTCGCCAGAACGACGTGCGACTTGTCCGGGTGATTAGGGGTGCGCTTGGGCTTGTTAAAGCCATCCAGGTTGTACTTGTCGATGCGCGGGTCTTTGGCCATTACTTCTTGCCTTTGGAGCGATGCTTTTTGATCGCCTCCCACTGCTTAGCATCCACGGATCGCGCCTTGCCGCCAGTCAACACGCTGTTGACGCGAGCCATCGCCCACTGCTGCGGCGTCACTCCAGGCCGGCGCCCTGACGTAACCGCAGCGCCCATGCCCTTCTGATAAATCTGTTTGAGGGCACCGTAAGGCGCGTCCGCTTCTTTTGCCTTCTTTTTCAGTGCCTTTTTGGCACGCTCACTTATCGCCACCGAAGCGCCTCCTGTATGCTTTGGTCGCTGGTGACTCAGGCGTCTTGCGCTTTTTACCGCTTGGCGTCTTGTCACCAGCCAATGGCCCGATCAACTTGCCTTCCTTTTGCATCTTCTCAAGCTGCGCCAGCCGTTTTCGCCGCTGCTCGCCCGTCAGCCCGGCAACGTATTTCGCAGGAATCTTTGCGCCTGACTTGGTCGTGACCTTCTTTACCATTACGCAAGCGGGTTGTTGAGACCCGCCTCCTCTTTGACTTCTTCTAGCGTGCGCTCGGGATCAATAATCCCGCCAGCCTTGAGGCGGTCGAAGATGTCCTGGTCGCCGATGATCTGACGGTCGAGCAACTGAATCATGCTCATCACCAACTGCGGGTCGACGCTCTTGTCGTAGAACTCGTCGTTGATCTTGAACTTCATGTCCGTGATATCAACGCCCATAAACATCCCAACCCATCGGACGCAGGTTTCGATAGCTTCGGACAGGTTTCCGACCAGATCGCCCAACACTGAGTTCTCGGATGCGAAACGAATACGTGCGCCTTCGGCGGTCTCGTTGCCCGTGCGGTCGGTGATAATCCGGGCGCCGATCATAACCATCTGCTGCTCTTTGAGCCGCATGGCCTCCAGGACAAGCTGGTTTGGGTTTGCCTGCAGCAACGTCGCCGACCCGCTTTCGCCGAGCACATGGCCCGCGCGGGAACCCAGCTTGATACCCTGCGGGTTGTAATCACGAAACTGATCCGGCGACAAAGAATGCGTGATGAACAGGCTCGGCTGGCCGACCAGGAAGCACGATTCCTCGTAGTCGGCGCTGTTTCGATAGTGCGCCATGTTGATGTCGGCAATGTCCGACAGCGGCGCGTCGTCGATGGTCGGGTCATTGTTCTTCGACCCTACAAACTGGAACGGAATAAAGTCCCAGGTCGAGCCATCGGCTTGCTTCGGATAGAACTCGTCGGTGAAAGGCTCGCCTTCTCGATACAGCTGCTGCGTATAACCATCTTCACGCAGACGCAGCACGCGATATTGGGTCTTGGTGGTGTGATCGAACTCGTCCTCTGGATCGAGGTACATCTCCGCCAGCGTCACCGAGATCAACATCTTCCGGCCGCGGATAGTGTCGGTTTTCCAGTTGGTGATCATCTCAGCCGTGTACGGAACGATGGCCGCACGCAAGTCCATCATCTCAACTTCTTCGGCCGTCAGATTTTCATCAGCCTGGGGATAGTCCACCAGCAAACCGGAGCGCCCGGTCTCAAGCAAGTTTGACAGCTCGTCCTTGGCCATCTGCGTCAACGACAGCCCGTCGCCCGTCGCATCGTTGCGCAGGTATTCCAACTGATCGGGCAGCTCCATGATCGGGTCTTTGCGGAAAGCTGCGCCCACTAGGGCGTTTTTGGTTCGCCCCGTAAAGTTAGTGAAAACCGCCCGCTTGATGTACTGGCGATAGCGCACCGTCTCGGTGCCCTTGCGCTCGTCGCCGGAGTTATTGTCCGGCACTGGCAGATACTCATGCTTTTTCTCTTTGACCGCGACGGCGCCTTTTACTGCGTCACGGGTTCGAGCCCACATCGGCAGGTACTTTTGGTAATCGGGATGCTGAGTATCTACTGGCATGGCTGTTCCTATAGGGCGAACTGGAAGTCTACATTCGCCGTTGGTTTTTTGACAGGCATCTCGTACGCGACGGGATAAGTCCCCGCGTCGGTCAGATGATCATGCCCAGACGATTTGTCAGGCTCGCCGTTTTTATCGTATGCGTGCTGCTCCAAGCATCTGACAAACTCGGGGCATCGCTTCGCATTGACTTTGACGGCGCCCGACGCAAACGCCCGGTTAGCCGCGATAATGCGATCCCTGACAGGCGGGTTTTTCCTCGGCGCCCGCACGGAAAACCCGGCCTGTTCTAGCAGGGCAAGATCGCTTTGTGACGCATTCACTGTTTTGCGACTCCCGCCGCTGGCGTCTGGATATACTGCGATTTTATGCCCAGGATACCTTGACTGCAAAACCCGGATCATGTCGGGCGTGTCATATGCGTCGACCACCTCGTCGACAGCGTGCATATCACCATCGCGCCTGACGTAAACAACACCCGCCATCTGGCCGACGTTGAAGTCCGCCCCGACCAAAAGCAACTCGCCATCTTGGGCAGTCGCATCCGATCCGCACCGCTCCCGGTCAAAGCTGCTAAATATCGTCCCGGTCGTCAGGTTGACGAACTGCCCCTCAATGTACGCATCAGCCAATGCAGCCGGGTAGGATTCACGGAGGCTTTTGAGGTAGCCCTCGGGCAGGAACGGATTGCTGTACGAAGGAGCCTGAACCATTCCGTACTCGCTGGTCGCCGCCGTGACCCAGCGCCAATACACGAACTTGAACCCTTCTGGCGTCGTGTAAGCGGACGCCTGATTGAAAACGTCATAGCCTTTGATCTGCTGGCGGTTACGCGCGATAACGCGGTTCCACGCTTCCTTGGCGTGCTCGGCCCGGAGCGTGTCGAGCTCATCGACATGCGCAGTCATGGATTCGTAGCCAACGATGCGCTCAGGGTTGTCCAGCGTGCGCATGAGGAAGTCGCCCCAGGACGGCGACGAAGTGTAGATGACATTGTCCGCCTTGTTGTAGACATGGGCCACGCCATGATCCGTCAGTCTAGCCTGGAGCCTAGGCGCAGTGATTAGCCGGACAAGGTCGTAGGTTGGGCAGTACAGCGCCACCAGCGATGATGGCGCCCGGCAGGCATCAATCATGGCAGCAGCGACCATTGTCTCTGACTTGCCGCCGCCATATCCCGACAGGAACAAGCGATACCTCTTGCCCATTGTTAGGAAGTCAGACTGCGGTCGGGTCGCCTTGATCTGCAGTTCCATCAATGACCTCGATTTCGACCCGGCTTACACCCGAAAGACTGCCGTCGCTGCTTGTGTGGTCTTGCTCCACACGGTCGCGCCAACCCAAGTTCTTGAGCGCAAAGATTGCGCCGGTAGGCTTGTCGCCATTGAGTCTCATTTCATAGGCCAACTCAACGTATAGCTTGGCTCTTTTTACGCAGTCACTAAAACCATCATACTGCTGGTATCGATCTAGGCTTTGCCTGCTGCTCAAGCCTAGGTGCAAGATCATTCCAGTCAAAGTGACAGGAACGTCTTTTTCTTCGCACTGCGCTACATATTCGTCGACTAGCGCGTCGAACTGCTCTGGTGAGTCGATTGATCTCGGTCGCCCTCTGGGCATTTGGTTCACCTCTGGTGAGTTATGGTCAATCTAAGGAAAGCTCATCCCTGCATTTGGCGCAATGGCCCCGGACTATACGCGGCGAGTAATACCCGCACCAGTCGCATTCGCCGGGCTCGCCAGCCGGCATCGGCTTTGATTGCGCCTGCCGAATCAAGTGCTCCCGCATACGCTCAGCGTACTCGTTTGCGTGGTCAATTTCGTCAGCCATCCTGCAGCACCCTTTCGATATACCAGATCGCTTTTCTCAGGCTTTCATTGCCGCCCTTGGCGCGATAACGCCAAAGATACTTGATCGCGTTCAATATGCGGAAGTCATGACCATCGTTGGCCAGCTGCTCGAGTACCTCGATGCACTCAATCGCACCCTGCGTGTAGTGGGCCGGATGGTTTACGGTGTCCGCTGCGTGAAAGTCCGACAATCGAGTGTTCTCAGCATGAGTAGGCTGGTTGTAGTCATCCGCGACTTGCTCGTTTAACCGCTTTGCCTCGGCCCGGGCATCCTGGGCGATCTTTTCGTGGGCCGCGTCGTCTAGCCGCTTGCGGCTGCGCAGAATCTCCATCGCCGCCTCGGCCCTAGCCGCTTTCCGGCGCTCCCGCTGATAGTCGGCGTGCATTTCCTCGACGCCTACCGGCCGGCCGTTGATCGACAGCTCTTTCTCTCGCGCTTCGATTTCCAGGTGGTGCATCATAAACTCCTAGTCTACATCAGACCACTTGGCATGGGCGCCATCCCAACGCATTTCGATTGCGCCTATCGGGCCTTGCCTCTGCTTTTCGACCAGTATCTCGCCATCTTCGTCAGCGGCCGTATCATTATACACCGCATCGCGGTAAAGCATGATCACATTGTCCGCCTCCTGCTCAATCTGGCCGCTTTCGCGCAGGTCGCTCAACTGCGGCCGTTTATCCTGACGAGATTCCAGGCCGCGGGAAAGCTGCGACAGCAGCAGCACGGGTATCTCCAGCTGGGTCGCCATCGTTTTGCAGTCCTGGGCCATTTTGCCGACCATCAAGTCTTGCCGGTCGCTTTTCAGATCGGGGCGTGTGCGCTGCAAATAATCGATGACGACCAGATCAAGCCCGTACCGGTGCCAGGCATGGCACTGCCGGATGATTTGCCCCATCGACCATCCGGATGCTTCCAGGACTCGCAGCGGCAACTTTGCGATCCGGTTAGACGCAGCCGCCAACTTTGACCATCCATCGTGGTCTAGCTGACCGCGACGCAAGTCGCTGATCGACAGTCCGGCGCTTGAGGCCGCCAGGCGCATTCCTAGGCTAACGGCGTCCATCTCGGTGCTGATGAAACCCACATTCGCTCCCAGCCGGGCTGATTGTTCGGCCGCGTTCATGCCGAACACGGACTTACCCATGCCCGGCCTCCCAGCGATGATCGTCAGATCGCCCTTATGCCACCCGCCGAGTTTATGATCAATCGACCGCCAGCCCGTGCGCTGCCCGAGCGCTTGGCCGGTTGCGGCGGAGTCTATTCGCTCGATGGTCTTTGCCATCAAGTCTCCAGCAGAGTAATCCGACTTGCGGTCGCTGTTGCCAGACTCCAGCAACGTCGTCATTAACGAGGCCGCCATTTCATCCGGAGACTGGCTGTCATCCTCGACGGCATCCCTCGCAGCAGCCTTGATTTTCCTACGCCGCGAATCCTCCCGAACCTGTTTGGCGTAATGCTGGATGTTGCTGGGGCTCGCACTGACGGCCATCGCGCCAGCGAAAGCCTGCAAAGCCTTTGGATCGCCCAAGTCGGCCTGCAGCGAAACGCCATCGGCGGCCTTGCCCATTGTGAGGTTGCGAACGATCTGCTGCCAAATAGCGCTGCCAGCATCATCGCTGAAATGCTCTGCCCCAATGTTGACCGTCATCGCTGCGTCATTGTCCAGGACGGCGGATACGATCAGCGCTTGCTCAATCTCAGTCATAGCATCTTCCTCTTGCGCCGCGTTGGCTCCGCGGGCTGCTTACTCTCCCACGTTCTCACTGCCGCTTTCCAGTCGCGCATCTTGTTTTTGCCGACCATCCAGCCCTTGGCTTCATAGAAGTTTACGAACCTCTCGGGCTGCACAGTGTTGCTGCGCTCTTGGCAGTATTGTCGAACTTCATCGACGGTGGGTGGCACAAACCGCTTTGCGGTTTTGCCCCTCTCCCTACCTTTAGTATCTGTTAGTTCTTGGTTACTGGTTACTGGTTCTTGGTTGGCATCCAAAATCGATGCGTTCGCATGTTCCACGGATGCGTTCGCATTGCTTTCGCAGTGCGTTCGCATAGCGTCCGCATTACCCCAGCGCGATTTGGCCGCCTTAGATGCCTTGGAACTCCGATCCTGGAAGCGCTCGATTTCTTCGTCGCATCGGGTGTGACGCCACTTCCCGCTGTCGTAGTAAAAGAAATGATCGAGGATGAGTGACACCGTTTTCTCGTCGCTTCGGACGAGGAAGGCCAGCCGCTCGGGATCGTCCGGCAGCGGCTCCTCGGTGTCGTAGTAAATCCAAAGCAGACGGAGATAAGCCATCGACTGGTGATCAGTCAGCATCTCCGTGTCACGTTTGAAGTCGCCGATATGGTGCTGATAATAAAACATTTCCCACCTGTCCAGCCCTGTCCTCGAAAAAGACGGCGGCAACCTCGGACAGGTTTGAGGCTGTCCTTGCGTGGCCAAACGCAAGTTAGCCGCCCCCGCATCTCCGCCACGTAGAACGCAGCGGTAGGGACGCTACACGGAAATTGGGGAAAGGTAAAGCCTTACCCGTCGATCTGAATCTCGACGCGCGGGTCGACCGAGTAAAGCTTTGCGGCAGTCAGTGTGACGACCTGCGAGTCGTCCTCGTAGGCAACGCCGTTGAGGGCGTCCATGACTGACTTGATGTAGTTATCAATGTCTGGGCGCGTGACCGGCGCCAGTTCGCCGTCCTGGGCAGCCTTTTGCTTGGCCTTGCTCCACGACTTCGGGATCGGCAAATGGAAAGTGATCGACAAATGGCACGGGGTATTGATGGGCGGATGCATCGGGCAGCAGTCCGCGACGATCTGCTCGAACTGCGCGGTTTTTTTCGGCGTGTACGCGCGTGCGAATCCGCCTCGTACAGTCACGCGCGGACGGGCTTTCGCTACCGGCGGAACCGGGACGGTGAACTTAATCAAGCCGCTCCTCCACTTGCGCGTAAAGATCGCCCTGCGAGCCGTATCGCTCGCGGAACTCGGCCGGCGATTGGTGAAAGCCTATCTCACCGTCGCCGCCGTAGCGATGATGGCCTGGGCAAAGCGGGATGGTGTTCGCGTCGTCGGCTTTTTTACCCATCCCCGACCATGGGCTACCTTTGAGATGGTGGATTTCAGGCGGAACCCAGCCTCGCCCCTGGTTGAGGCAAACAATGCAACCCATGTCGGTCAAAGCCGCGAACCGGCGCTGGCGCTGTTTAGGCGTCATCTATCATTGCCTCGGCCATGCGCTCGATCTGGTCGGGGCTGCACTCTGGCCAGTATTCAGCCGACAGGTGCCGGCAGATTGCCGTCATCAGGTCGTGGAACCTCGCCTCCTCCATTTCGTCAAAACGCAAGCTGCGCGGAATGCGGACATCGACAAGCCCAGCCCCAGGAACGCGCATTTGCATCATCTTGCACTCAACGCCCGTTTCGTACTGCAACCGTTTGATCACGTCATGATCGCTCATGTGCTCGAAGCCTTCGATGTTCTGCCGCGCCAGCGCGCCGATCTTGTGCGCTAAGCGGAAAAACCGAACGCTGCGTGGCTGACGTATCTGCGCCGTCACCAACTGGCCGACGCCCAGCTTCATCTTGCGCAACTCGTCGCGCGCTCGGTCATCAGCGGGGACTAGCGCGCCTTTAGCGACGATTAGTTCGACCATTCCGCCTCGCATTCCGCTTGATGGCAAACACCGTCTCAACGTGATTGATCACGCCTTGCTTGTACTGCTCAGGCACCTCCTCAAGACGAGCACGGCGCTGCTCACGGCTTTTGCCGCTCACAACGTATCCGTTCCACATGCTCTGGCACCACTCGCGCATGGGCCAATTTTGTCCCGTTGACCAATTAACAGCAAATAGGGGGTTTACATATAGCCCCAAGCTGTTATTCTGGACTCGAGTCCAACGGAAGCAAAGGGGAACTCACCATGACCAACCCATTCGACGAGATGGCCAACCGGCCTAAGATTGCCGCCGCGTTCGTCAAGGCGCAGCGGGCGTTCTCTCCCGCGATCAAAGACGCGGTCAACCCGCATTTCAAAAACCGCTACGCTGACCTGGCGTCATGCGTCAACGCGGTGATTGATGCACTCAACGACAATGGCATCGCTCTCATCCAGCGCAACCATTACTGCGACGGCGGCGTCATCGTGGAGACGGTTTTCCTGCACGAGTCCGGCGAAAGCCTGTCAGGCGGGCAGCTGCACGTCGCGGCTGAGCGGGCCAACGCGCAGGGATACGGATCGGCTCTGACGTATGCTCGCCGATACGCCCTGATGTCGGCGTGCGGCATCGCGCCGGAGGACGATGACGGCAACGCGGCCAGCCAGCCAGTGACGTCGGAGCAAGCCGCAAATATCAAAGCGCTGGCGGAGGAAGTCGGCAAACCTATTGGCGAAATCTGCCAATTCTTTGGCGTGAAAAAGCCTGAGCAGATACCGGCGGCCAAATACCATGGAATCATCAAGACTCTGGAGAAAAAGCGGGAGGAATCGAAATGAGTCGTGTTGAACTTGAACAGGGAACGCAGGAGTGGCTTGACTGGCGCCGAAAGCGCGCCATGGCCAGCGAAACGGCGGCAATAATGGGCATTAGCCCATACCAGTCGCCGGAGCAGATTCGTGCGGCCAAGCGCGGCACGGACAAGACATACACCACGGCTGCCATGCAGCGAGGCCACGACGAGGAGCCAAAGGCCCGCTACGCATACGAAGATGCCACTGGCGAGTTGTTCGAGCCGGCGTGTTTTGAATGGGAAGATTTCGGCGCAAGCGTGGACGGCATCAGCATGGACGGCGAGCAGCTTCTGGAGATCAAGTCTCCGGTCAAAGGCCGGGAATCCGATCGATGGCGCGTCGTCGCTAACGGTGGCATCGACCATCACGACTACATCCAGGTGCAGCACCAGCTGATGGTGACCGACGCCCGCGAGTGCTTTTTCCTGGTGTGGAGCGGCGAGCCGGACAGCGACGAGCCGTACGTCGGAGTCACGATTGAGCCGGACACGACGGTCTGGGATCAGATCAAGGAAGCCTGGGAACAATTCTGGCCGACCGTACAGGCCCGTGACGACGAGGAGTGGCGTGATGCGGCGGAAGCATACCGGGAAGCAAAGAAAGCCGCTGACAAAGCCGCACAGGAGCTATCAGAGGCAAAACAGCGGCTGATCCAGTGTGCCGCTGGATCGTATTCGTACGGATGCGGCGTTCGGGTCAAGGAAATTAGCCGTGCTGGGTCGGTCGATTGGAAGCGAGTCCAGAAGGATCAGCTGGCCGGAGTCGATCTGGAGCAGTACCGGAAGCCCGGCTCCAAGTTTTTCCAAGTGGATGTGACGGAGGAATAATGATGAGTCAAAACGAGCAGATACTTGCCTTGCTCAAGCGAGGCCCGATCACCGCGTTGGACGCAGTGCAGTATGGATGCTTGCGTCTCGCGGCCCGAATCCATGACCTGCGGATGCAAGGCCATGTGATAACCACCGAGCCGGCTACAGTAAACGGCAAACAGTATGCGCGTTATTACCTGATGGCCGATCAATCCCAAAACCTTTCGCAAACTGCAAGCTAGGAGCAGGAAATGGAAAAGCGCGACCTAAGCGGAGCACTGTTCAAAAACGACCGCAAAGAGAAAGAAACCCAGCCAGACTATCGGGGGGATGTGAAAATTGACGGACAGGAATACTGGCTCAGCGCCTGGATCAAGGAAGGCAAAGCAGGCAAGTTCTTTTCGCTGGCGTTCACGGCAAAAGAACCGCGACCTGAGCCGGCCGCACCGGCGCAAAACGCGCCAGCCGAGTTAGACGACGACCTGCCGTTCTAGCAATACACGCCCGGCCTCGCGCCGGGCTTTTTAAGGGAGCCAATCATGCAAACAGTCGAAGTATCAATGCTGCTGGATACCGCCACGATGCCGACCAGGGCGACGCCTGGAGCCGCTGGCCTCGATCTCTACGCTGCCGAGGACGTGGTCATCGAACCTCACTCCTACAAAACAGTCGAGACCGGGGTTGCCATTGCCTTGCCCGTCGATCACGTCGGCCTTGTTTGGCCGCGATCCGGCTGGGCGGTCAGGTATGGCATCGACACGCTGGCGGGGGTCATTGATTGCGACTACCGGGGCGGCGTCGGTGTGGTGCTGATCAACCACGGCGACGACACGTTCGAGGTCAGCGTTGGTGATCGTATTGCGCAGCTGGTTGTCCAGCGATACGAGTACGTAAACCTGATGGCCGTCGACAAACTTAGCAAAACGCATAGGGACGTTCGGGGATTTGGCAGCACTGGATAGCTGGTTGCATAGGGCCACGGATGGCCTTATAATAAGCCCCGAAGTCATCAAAAAGGGAAGCAACCATGAATATAGACCAGGACACTTATGACGACCTTGTGGCGGAGGCCAGCACGCTATTCGAGCATCTTGACGAGTGGCATGAGCAGTTCGCCGAGGACAACGGTGAAGAATCAGCTGTCCGTAATGCGATGGCGTGTATTGCGCAGGCAACGACCTGGCTCAATGATGCCAAGCGCGAAAACGACAGGCTGTATCAAGAAAAGCGCGATGCTTTGATTGAGAAGATCGCAACCGGAGCAACGAATCGATACGACGCGATTGTGGCGCGGGGGATGATGTCATGAAGATTCGGTACTTTTTGATCGCGGCGTTGTTTGTCGGGCTTTATGGATGGGTGGGCTCGATGGACGCCCAGGAGGAGCAGCGCCAGCAGGATCGCTATTGCGAGATGGTCGAGCTCTACGAGGAAACGAACGGTGATGCCGGCTGGCCGGCTTACAAGGGGAAATGCGATGAGTGACAAAGTGCAGAATCTGTACAACGGCGATCCTAGGGTCGAGCGAATGGTTCAAGCGATTGTCGAGAAGATTGACGAGGAGATGCCGCACGATACCTTGGTAGTGACAGTGCTCGGGCTGCTCGACTTCGTGAAAGACCATTACATGCAGCGGGCATACGAGGCAGACGAAGAATGAACTATCACGCGAAGGTGATCGGCCAGTACCGATCTGCCTATGCCATGGCGAAGATCACTGGCATTCCATACCGCACGACCAAAAACTGGTTCCGATCCGGCCGTCTGTCCGACCCATCCAGATGGGAGATAGTGTTGGACGGGATCGGGGAAAACACTGACGAGTTCATTTGGGGGCTCGCTCACGACTGGGAGATAGCACTCAATGCAGCAAAAGACTAGGGCGGAAATCGTCAAGAAATACCAGCAGTTTTCATGCCGCCACATGGCGGCGAAATCAATCGCCGATGAGCTCGACATATCGCCAAACCGTGTGAAAGCGATAGTCAAGGCGCACATGGACGAGAAAAACCGCCAGCTGGTGACGTATCGGATCATGAAACGTCGGCGCCACGGGCTGCGGCTGGTGCGCATCAAGGCCGGCAAGTCCAGCATGGACTGGTATACGGATCGAGACGACCAAGGCATCAAGGAATACGTTGATGGGATTGCCAGCAGGCTAACGGGAGAAACGCTATGAGCACCGATAAAGAAAGCGAAGCGTGGCGTCGGCATGATGACGAGGAGGAGGCTTGGCTCTACCTGCAGCGGCTATGCCAGGCCGCTCGCCGGGAGCACAAGACCACCAAGCGCAAAGCCCTGGACGCTTGGGGGCGCATCAAAAACATGGTGCCCACCCGTGAGCGATAATCACCTGGAACTGGCCATCGCCGATGCCGTTGTCGAGCTCCATCAGGAGCGCGAACTGCTGCTGTCAATGGAGCAGCTGCTGGCAAAAGCCCTGGCATGCCATTTGCGCGGCGAACGGTGCCCGGATGAATGGTCGAACAAAGCCATGTCGCTTTTGCGACTTATGCAGAAAGAACGGGAGAAATCCAATGTGTAGCATTCTCAGTTACGGCCTCGCCGCCGTTGCCTTCTCGGGCGCGGCCTTGGTTTTGGCCTTCGTGGGCGTGTTCGTTTGGGCCGTGTTCAAAAAGGCATAAAAAAGCCCCGCAGCGCGGGGCAAGGGAGGAGAGTAGTGGCCGCTGTGCGCACTTGGCCTGGGCGGCCGCCAGGCGGGAAGCGAGAGCGGCGCACGGCTCTCGGGGGAACCTAGCGACGGCGCTGGCGCTGCATGTTTCGTTTCATGCCGGTCTGCTTTTTGTTGCCGCTGCTCTTTTTCTTTCCGTAGCCCATACCTTTTGGCATACCTCTATCCTTTCAGCTGCTCGGGTGTCATAACGACTCTGCCAACGTCGCCATGGACTTCATGATACGTGATCACTTGCGCCTGTCGAGCCGCCTTGTACCCATGACGGCTGGCATACGCATCCCTGGCTGACAACGTGCCATGCTGCTCAACCTGCATGAGCTCGCTTTCTTTGACCAGGTAATGATGCAAATGGCCGACATGACAGTAGCTGTGCTTTGTCCTCCCGAACACCTCGCGGAACTCTGCGGTGAGCGCCCTGTCAATTTGCTCCAGCTTTTTCAGATGCCCGTGATGGAAGAATAGCGACGTCTGCCCGTGCTCAATGGCATAGAAGGGCGCCGGTGAGACATCAATGCGCAGACGCTTTTGGTCTCTGTATCGATCAGCAAATGACTCACGCAGCCAGATTTCACTGACCGGATCGTGATTGCCCTCGGCCATAATCACGTCAACAAATTGATACTTCTCCAGCATCATCTCAATGACCTGCCTGGTCACCTGGATGCCAGTGCGAACCAGTTTGGCGAACCGGGTGTCTGTATCCAGCTGGTTCCGGCTGGTGGGAGTGACCGAATCAAGCCCATCGTAGTGCAGGAAATCACCCAGCTGCGCAAACACCGCCCGCTTGGCCGGCGGAGCTCGATCGATCGCTTCGGCGAAAAACTGCAGAATCAGATCGCGGGCCATGTTGGTGTCCCAATCATCACCGGCCTCATCACCCCACGCCAGCATTCCGATGTGCGCGTCCGTGAGCACAAACAGGTTCATGAGCTCGTTGTAGACGTGTTTTGGCTTGGGTATTGGGGGTATAGCAGGGATGTCGTCTTTAAGCGCCTGAGCGGCTTCTTTGAGCGCCTCAAGCTGCGCTTCTTTGTCACGGTCGGTTTTGACCCACTCTAGCTTGTGCTCGCCAGTCGCCGGGTTCCAAAGCACCGAGCGGCCTTTGAATACCTCGTCCTCACGTAGCGCCAGCACGTTGTCGTTTCGCTGCTCCGCGCTGACGCCTTTTTGCATATTCTGCATACGACGCTCAATCGTGCGCTTATTAAGCCCGAGAAGCGCAGCGGCACCGGCCTGTGTTCCGGTTTGGTCAATCGCCGCAAGTATCTGGTCGTTTGTGATTCCCTTCGGGCCTGGCTCGCTCATAATTAGCCTTTTTTGCGCAGTTCCCGAGCGATCTTCTCACCCGAGCGCCCGACCACGTATCCGCCAAGACCCACGCTCAACAGCCCCCATGCCTGGTCGGGCATATCAAACATGACGCTGGTGCCGAAAAACGCATCTAGGTATGGCGCGATGATGAAATTATTGCCGATCATCACGGCGAACATAAGCATCACTATCGGCCGCCAAGCGCTAGTGATCCAATGCTCTGACTTGGCCTCAGCGACGACGACATCACGAGCCACCTGCTGCGCGGTTTCCTCGTGCTCCATCATTGCCAGCCGCAGTTCATGCGCAGCCTGGGCTGCCTTGTCTTTGTCCTCGAAAAAGCGCCCCAGGACGTTATCGACCGCTTTGCCAAGGCCCGCTGTCAGTAATTGCTTGATCATTCCGCACCCCACTCAATCGCGTCGAATGTCGGGCAGGTTTTGCTGTCATCGACGTCTCGGTGGCCGATGACCTCAAGATGGCCATAGTCCTCGTCAAGCGAGTCTACCAGCACGCTAAGCGCTTCCCATTGCCAGCGCGTGAAATTGCAGTCATCGCCGCCATCACTGGACATGCCACCGACTAAGCATATGCCTATGCTGTCGCCGTTATTGCCTCGAGCGTGGGCGCCCATCCGATCCAGCGGACGGCCGTCCTCGATCTCTCCATTGCGACGTATGACATAGTGATAGCCGATATCGCTCCAGCCGCGTTCCTCGACGTGCCAGGCCCGAATGGTCTCAGCGCCAATGTCCATATCTGGCGGCGTGTAGGAGCAATGGACAATAATGCGGCTGATTTCGCGGGTCATTTGGAACGCTTGCGCTCGACTGACTTGATCTCGCCGGCGTTTTTCATTGCATAGAAAATAGACCGGCCTCTCTTTGGGCCATACTCCTGCTGGAGTGCGCCCATGATCTTTTTGCCTTTCTTGGTCAGCGGCATCAGTTAGCCTCCAGCAATACGCAAAAAGCAGCTGTCAGACGCGCATTGTTTGACCGGACTTTGACCCGAACGTCGATATCAGACTTTTCTGGGATCGAAAGCGGAACCAGGAATGGATAGTAGTATTGGCCGCCAGTTCCAGATACCTCAAAGGCATGACCGATCGTGAATGAATCGTTGCCAAAGTAGCGAACAAACATATTGCCCGTTGCATCTGCGCCCGCCTGGCATGTGCAAGCGCCTTGCAGAAGATACCCGGTGTAGCCTGCTGGAACCGTGTAAATGGCCATCAGGCTCATGCCCTGTCCGGTCACAATCTTAGCCACGGTCGTTGTGCTTTTGTTGACCGTGATATCGCCAGCGTTGATGGACGATCCGTTGGTGAGGCTTACGCGCTGTACACGGATAAAAGATTGCGTCGTCGCGTTTCCCGTTGCGTCGGTTAGCGTGACTTCCTCACTGACCCGGTGATAGTTCTCATCTAGTCCTTCAACCAAGACGATTTTGTCCGCA